AATTCATTAAGAGTCTTCCAGGATGTATATTACTTAATCTAATTTTAGCATTTCTTAATAATGCACTTTTTCTTTTTTGTGTTCTTCTAACTATATACTCTTGAACACCATACTTGCTGTTTAATATTGCATATTCAATATATGCATAAACATATTCTTCAAATAATTTGTTTACAGTGACTTTGCTGTTGTCACCGTTTTCCATTCCATCCGAAACATATTCTACTACACAAGATTGTCCTGACATTCCAGAACTAAAGTTTATAACGCCTGCCTTTTGGTCTACTTTAAATGTAGGATTATCATAAGCAGTTTCTGTATTTAAACCAAATCTATCTCCCATTTGATAATCAAAATACCAATCACCATCAACACACCATCCTGTTTGCCCATTATAAGGACTGCCCTCGTTTAAGTAAATACTCCCCTCTCCTGCAATCCTACTCATGTCTAATTCTGAGTTATGAGGTTTTAAAATGTTTCCATCAACGTCAAATAAAATTCTACAATTATGGTCTTGTAAGTAAGCGTCAGAAGAATTAGCTTGAATATTTTCTGTTAAGGGATACAATATACCATCTTTAAACAAAGAGATACGTATCCAGTTAACATAATCTTGAGGAAGAACAAAACGTAAAGTTTCACAAACATCTAGTTGTAACACCTTAGTTTCCTTAAAGGCATCATAGTTTAATTCTTGTATTGCTCTTTTTGCATGAAATAATATCTTGTATCTTTCTTCATTATTAATTAATGAATGATTACCTTGATACATTAATAAAAAGTTATTTACAATATCTGTCAAAGATACATATTGATAAGACCCCCAATTAGCATTTTCAGGTTGTTGTCCACCATTTTCATAATATTGATAAGAAGTTAAATAAGCCATGTTTTATGTATTTTGTTGAGAGTCTATTGCTTCTTGTGCGGCAGCAAATTGGGTTACTGCAGCTTCACGAATAGAGAGTCCTGCGTATTGTAATATTTTCATAATTAAATCATTCTCATCTGAACTAGGTAGTTCAAAATCTTGATAAGTAGCTACCGAAGAATTAAAAAAAGCTTCTCCGCTAGGTAATGTAGAAGAAGTCCAATTAGGGTCTTTAGGATATCTAATATAAGTTAGTCTACACCCTAAGTCACAACCTGAAGCAGGTTCGGGATAAAGAGTTATTTGATTTCCTAAATTACCATAAGTAGCGTCTCCTGGACCTACTGGAATAGGTCTTCCTTGTTGAGTAAAAACATAAGCAGGGAACTCTTTAGATGGAGCAGTTAAATTAGACTTTAATAAACGATAAAGATTCCCTTCGCTTACTCTTTCTGCTTGTTCTTCTATTATAGTTGTCGGTGGTCCTTCACAGGTTTGCAACCAAACCACATCTACAAAAGTATACCAATCTTGAGGCAAGATGAAAGTTTGTTCAGAATTAACAACTCTATTCAAAGGAGTATATTGAGTAAAAGTATCCATTACTTCGGATAATTGCCTAGTAATATCAGCGTATTCCGTACCAGAAGTCCTGGCATTTTCTCTATTTATTTGGGTATTAAAATCATAAAAATAATCTTCAAACAACTCTAACTGAGCTTGTTTAGCATATAAGTTAAAATCTAAAGGGGAAAGGTATCCGTAATTATTTTTATTTAAAATTGAAAGAACTGTTTCTCTTACTTTATTAATCATCTCTACTCTGTTTCCTACAAAGATAACGAAAAAAAAAGAGCACCCCTAAAAGTGCTCTTTCTAAAATTATCTGATAAAAAATAATATATTATTACCCTAAAGAAATACCTATTACTTTAATATCTTGAGCTGCCAATAACGCTGCTCCTACTTGGTCATATGACACTCTTTTCCAGTTGCTTTGAGCAGCTGAAACTATAGCTGCTTGAATGGTATTTCTACCAGCTTCTGAGCCTGCAGGTACAGGGGTGTGAGTAATTGTCATTACATCTGCTCCTGAAACTGCACTGTCATAATTAATAGTAGTAGAACTTACTGAAGCTTGTTCTACAATAGCAGTATCTACTGCCGATACTAATTGACCAATAGCTTCACTTCCTGAATGAATAAAATAAGCCTTAGCTGTATCTAATCCATCTCCTGCCTCTAATTCTAGGACAGTTTGACTTGTTACACCCACAACGGTAGTATAAGTATTGTCTGTGCTATTGTGAACGATGTCGCCTACTGCAACACCATCATCTTCAAATGTAGCTGAAGAATCTATTAATTCGTCAGCTGCGGTTCCGTCACCATCTGTTGTCCCGTTTGCTACTAGAACATAGACGGGTATATCTAAAAACTTTTCCATATCTATTTATTTTAATTGGTTAGGCTATTGCAATTCCACTAACTGCTGAAGGTAAATCTTCTTCAGGAATAACTAAAGTAACATCGTGCCACATTTGTTGTAGGCATTGTACTACTGAATCTTGAATGAAATCTCTAAAAGCAAATGCAGTGATTGCTCCATGAGTTAATGTTACTTTTTTGCCACTTCCATAATAAAGAGTGGTTGTTGTAGTTGGGTTAGACGATGGACCACCGCTATCTCCTACTTCTATAATCTTGATGTCGTTACAGCTTACTAATTGGTTTAATTCAGCGGTAACTGGTATACTTAAAAACTTTTGCATTGTTTAAAAAATTAAGTTGGTTTATAAAAAACAAAGGTACAAAAAAAACCCCACACTATTGTGCAGGGCTTTTCCAAGCGTTTTGAGAGAATGTTATTGTTTTTCTAGCATTTTTAATGCTTCAATTCCATCATCAGATTGTAAGAAAGAAGCCACTATATAATCTCTGCTTTCGCCAAAAGGAACTGTTAACATTTTCTTTTTGTTTCCAGCAGTATTATAGTAAACATCTTTTTGATTTTTCAACTTTAATATATCATTAGCAAAAAAGTCAAATACTTTAGCTTGAAGCTCTAGCATTGGGTCTTCAATCAAATCTAATAACTCTTCTGGATTTCTACGAGCAAATAATAATATATCTCGTTTAATTTCTGCAGTAGTCATTTTATCTACATTCATACCTAATCCAATTCTAGCAATCTGCTCGGCTCTAGTAATCTCTAAATTTCTAGCAGCCATTAATGCATCTAGTTCCCAATTCATTGAATCTAACTCTTTAGTTGCATCTCTTTCAGCATTTACTTCTTCAAAGTTAAATCCGTTTTCTGGATGTAAATGAAGAAACTTTTGAAGCACTTGATTTTCTTTTGGGACATATAAAAAACCATCATCAAATATGATTGGCTCTAATATTACATTACCATCTTGTTCATCCTCAAAAGGAGATTTTTGATTTCTTCCGTAACGTAGTGCTCTATTTACACCCGTATCTTCATCAAAATATAGTAATGGTTTTCTTTTCGTGTTCTTAGACGATAACATATAAGTTAACGGAGCACGATTTCTAGTTAGTTTATAAGACTTGTCTACAAAAACCTGTTTTGGTTTTTTTGGAGTTTTGGTTTTTTTTGGAGTTTTTTCTGTTGTTTCCATTGTATTAAATTATATAAGATTAAAATTAAAAAGGGGAGGCAAACCCTCCCCTTATTTGTAATTACAAATTACGCTTCTATTAAGAAGAAGTTGTTTGCACCTAAAGTACAACAAGCTCTTTCAGATAAGAAGTTTACTTCCATCACATCTTTGTCAGAAGTTCTTGCACCACCAGCAGAACCAGTAATCCAAGTTTTGTATCTTCTGTCTTCAGTTTCAGAAGCTCTATATCTAACATGTAAGAAAGGTCTCTTAGCATTTTTACCTAAGATTTGGTCATACACTGTAGTTGAACCTGCAGGAACCATAAGTCCGTAGATTTTGCCAGCGTGAATTCCACCTCTCATTGCAGCATCGTTAAGATACTTCCAATCAGACTTGTAGAAATCGTAACCTCTTCTAAATCCTGTAAATCCAAGATTTAAAGCCATTTCTTCATCGTTATCAAATAGACCATAAGAAGTACCACCTGCACCATAAGAATTTTGAGCTGCTAACATATCATCAATGTCAAAGCTTAATTCTCTGTTTACAAATAATACATTTTCTTCGATAGAACCTTGCTTGTCTAGTCTTTGAATAATTGCATCAAAGTCAGCCAATACTGCAGGAGCACCTTGGAAAACATTACCTCTATTTTTAACTACCCAGAATACACCTTCTGAACCTTTATCACCTAAACCTGTAGTAGCAGGAGAAAGACCTATAACACCAGAACCTGCTTCAGCTGGAACAGCTTCAATCATAGCAGTTTCTAGATAATCGTCAAATCTCATTCTAGTATCAGACTCAGATTTTAAATACCAAAGGTATCCTGTAGCACCTAATTCTGAAGTTACTTCAATCCATCCAATTTGAGCCATGTCAGAACCAGATACTTCGTAGTGGTCTTTAATGATAATTGGAGAATTTTCAAATATGTAATCATCAGATTCAAGGCTATTTGGCATTCCGTCAGAACCTTTAGCAAATTCAGAACCGTAAATAAATACAGTTAATGTATCTGTAGCAGCAAAAGTTTGACCGCCTCCTACATAATAAGCAACGTCAAAAGTACTTGCAGCATAATCTAC